GCAGTACGGGGAGCGCCTGGCCTACATCCGGAACCTCCGGATCGACGGCGGATATACGATTAAGCCGGATGGGAAAGGGAGGCCGCACTATATCCTGGACAACGGCGCGGATATTTTTGAGCTGGACGGCATCTGCCTCTATACAGAGGAAAAACCCGATTACCGCATCCTCTCCATCCGCCCGTACCGTTTCCTGACACTGGAGGTGGAGCGGATATGAGCGTGGAAGGGGGAAAAGACCTGGAGCGGAAACTGAAGGGGCTGGCGGATGCGGCAAACGCCAGGGAAGCAGTCGCGAAAGCCGCCCAGTCGGTACGCGACGCCGCTGTTTTGCTGGCACCCACAAGGAGGCATGGATCCGGCGGCGGGGCGCTGAAGCAGTCCATTTACGCGACAGTGGAGGAGGCAGAGGATGGGGTGGACGGCATTGTCTACACGAATTCCGCGTATGCCCCGTATGTGGAATTTGGAACCGGCCCGAACGGCGAGAAAGCCAGCCATGCGGATGTATCCCCAGACATTGACATTGCCTACAGCCAGACCGGATGGACGATCCCCGCGGATGCCATGAGTGCGGAGGAGGCGGAGCAGTATGGCTTCGGTGTCGCCCGCAAAGGGGATGAGGTGATCGGCTACTACACGAAAGGCCAGGCACCACAGCCGTTCCTGTACCCGGCCATGCGCGACAGCCGGGAAACGGTGCTGAAAGGGCTGCAGGCGGATTTTGAAGTGAAATTCAGAAAGGCGACAGAATGAAGAACATCAAAGATGAAGTATATGCGGCGCTCCTCACGGTCACGGAGGCGGTCTCTGACGCCTACCCGAAGGAGTGGGCGGACGATTCGACTATCCAGTACACAGAGGAGCAGAACAGCGTCTACGAGGCGACGAGCGGCACGGGCGTGAAGATGAGGGAGGACAAGTCCCAGGTACGGTACCGGATCGACATCTGGAACCGGAAGAGCACCTCCGCCACGGCGCTGGCCGTTGACAGGGCAGTCTCCGCGCTGGGGCTGAAGCGCACCGGCTGCATGGACGTGTCGGACCCGTCCGGTTACAAGCACAAACAGATGCGTTATGAAGGCATCATCGACATGGACTCCGATTATGTATATTGGGAGTAGAAAGGATGGAATATGTTAGCAAACGGCACGACGCTTGGGTATAAGGCAAACAGCTCCGACACGTCCTACACAGACCTGCCCGGCCTGAAGGAAATCCCGGACATGGGGGCGGAGGCGGAGAAAGTGGACAACACCGTCCTGACGGACAGGCATAAGAAATACGACCTGGGGATCGGGGACCTTCCCGATATGGTCTATAAGTTCAAATGGGACAATTCCTCGGCATCCAGCCCCTACCGCATCCTGAAAGCAGCGGAGGAGGCCGGGACGGCCCTGATGTTCCAGGAAAAGATGAAGGACGGGACGGTCACGGAGTTCACCGCGATCCCTTCCGTAAAGCGGACCGGAGGCGGCGTGAACGGCGTCATCGACGCGGAAGTCACGATGGTTGTCCAGAGCGACATCACGATGACAGACCCGGCGTAAGGGCAAAAAAACGATAAGGAGGGAAACATAAAATGCTGAACGAAGATATCGGAGGGTTGGACGAAACAAGGGACATGCCGGAAAAGGCGGAAGCCGCCGGCAGTGCTGCAGAGGGGAAGGTGATGCCCTTTGGGAGGAAGCCTGCCCGCCGCCCGTTCCATACCTGGGACGTCGCGGGGAGGGAGTACCGGCTGAAGCTGAAAGCATCTACCATCGGGAAGCTGGAGAACAAGTACCGGCGGAACATCTTAAGCGTCGTAATGGGCGACGAGACCCCGCCGCTTTCCGTGATGCTCACCATCATCCAGGCAGCGATGGAGCCCTGGGAGCACGGCGTGAGCTACCAGGACGTCCAGAAGCTGTATGACCGGTGGACGGAGGAGGGCGGCAGCCAGATGGAGCTTTTTGTGAAAGTCATTATCCCGACCATGACAGTCTCCGGTTTTTTTACGGAGAAGCAGTCGGCGGACCTGATGGAGAGCCTGGAGGAAAGCCTGTAAGGCAGCTCTCCGAGGCCCTTTCGGAGCTGTACCCCAAGGCACTGGAGGCCGGGATGCGCCCGGACGAATTCTGGGATTATACCCCGAACGAGATCCTGGACGTCCTGGCCGCCATGGGCCGCAGGGAGCGGGGCAGGCGGAAGGAACGGATCCTGGACGGCTTCATCCTGGCGGAGGTGGCAGCAGCGGACACGGCGGCATTCCTTACGGGCAGCAGCGCAGAGCTCCCAAAGCCATGGGACTATTATCCGGAGACGTTCAGGGAGGAACGCGAGGCGGACGAACGGCGGCGCCTGGAGGAATACAAGGAGGGCCGCAGGGCCTATATTGCGGAGCTTAACCGGCGCAGGAACGGATAGCCTGCGCCTTTTTACGGAGGCAAGATTATGGGGGAAATGAACCTGTCCACTCTGAAAGTCACCATCACGGCAGCCACCGCGCCCCTGAAGAGGGCGATGGACAATTCCGTAAAGGACGTGAAGGCCGCGGTTGCATCCATCCAGAAGGACACTGCAAAGGTGCAGGAGCCTTTCCGGAAGGCCAGCACGGACGGCGTCACGGCGGCGCTGCAGTCCGTCCGGAAGAAAATGAAGGACGGGTTCAAGGACTTCCAGATAAAAGCCGGGATCAAGGTGCCAACGGAGGAATATGAGGCGCTGGGGGAACAGATCCGGGAAACGGAGGAGAAACTGGAAGGCTATTACAGCCGCCTGGAGAAAATGGAAGAGCTGGCAGGGGACAGGGACCTGACAGGGAACAAGGCGTGGCAGAGCTTACAGTATGACATCCAGAAAGCCGTGGACAAGCTGGAGGAATACAAGGCAAAGGCAGCAGGGTTGGAATCCTCCGGGGGAGCATACCAGAGGCCGGTATCCATCCCTGGGCAGGCAGCGAATTTGGGAAAAAGCATTCTTGGGACAGCTGGGAACGCCCTCGGCGGGTTAGCCGACTTTTCCGCAAATGCACTCCAGAAGGGCTGGGGCGGCCTGACAAAGCTGGTCAGCACCCTGAAGGGCGGGCTGTCCAGCCTGCTCCCGGTGATCCGGAAAGCGTCCGGGTTGTTTGCGGCGCTGCTGCAGAAGTTCTCCAGCGGCATCCCGATCCTGCGCCGCTTCACGGGGAGCGTAAAGAGCAACGGGACTGCCTTCGGCAGCAGCCTGAAGAATATCCTGAAATACACCCTCGGTATCCGGAGCCTGTTCGTACTGGCGAATATGCTCCGGAGCGCACTGGTCACCGGTTTCCAGAACCTGGCACAGTACAGCGAGCCGGTGAACGCAAACATTTCCCGGCTGATGTCCTCACTGACACAGCTGAAGAATGCGCTGACAGCAGCTTTCGCACCGATCCTGAATGTAGTGACGCCGATCCTGGACGCACTTCTGCAGAAGGTCATCTCTGTGGTGAACATGATTGGCCAGCTGACCGGTGCCCTCACGGGCCAGAAATCCGTGATCCAGGCAAAGAAGATCAACCAGGATTATGCGGCGAGCCTGGACAGCAGCGCTGAGAGCGCGAGCAAGGCAAATAAAGAGAATGAAAAGCTGAAGCGGACGCTGATGAGCTTCGATGAAATCAATAAGCTGGACGATCACACCAGCACATCCTCCTCGTCGGACAGCAACGGCGTGAGCGCGGCGGACATGTTCGAGACCGCCGGGATCAGCAGCAAGTACCAGGATCTCGCCCAGCAGTTAAAGGATGCGTGGAGGAACGCGGATTTCACGGATATTGGCCGGATGGCCGGGGAAAAGCTGAACGCCGCACTGCAGGCGATCCCGTGGGACGGCATCCGGGAGACCTGCAACCGGATCGCGAAAAGCGTGGCCACGTTCCTGAACGGATTCCTGGAGGAGACGGACTGGGCGCTGGTCGGCGATACACTGGCGCAGGGCATCAACACGGCCTTTGGCATGGCGGACACCTTCGCCCGCAATTTCAGCTGGGCGTCCCTGGGCACAGCCCTTGGGGACGGCATCAACGGGGCGCTGGGCGGGCTGGACTGGGGCCTGATCCGCGGGACAGCGCAGGATGTTGCGTCAGGGCTCACGGATACGCTTAACAGCTCCGTCAGGGCGGCAGACTGGAGCCTTGCGGGATATTCCTTCGGCCAGGGCGTCAACACGGTCATTGATTACTTTTACAATGTCGTGGAGGGCTTTGACTGGAAGGCGGCAGGCCAGGCCGTCTCGGACTTCCTGAACGGGGCGGTGTCCACGGTGGACTTCGGAAGGGCTGGGGAAACGGTCTCCGATGCGGTAAAAGGCCTCCTGGATCTGTTCCTCACAGCCGTGGAGGGGACAGACTGGAAGCTGGTCGGGGAAAAGGTAAGGGAAGCCCTTACCGGCATCGACTGGCCCGGCATTGTGGAGAAGCTGTCCGAGGCGGTCGGGGCCGCCTTTGGCGGGTTCGCGGCGTTCCTCGGCGGCCTGATCGGGGACAAGGTCCAGGAGGCGAAGGATTTCTTTTCGGAGAAGATCGAGGCGTGCGGCGGCAACATCGTGGAGGGGATCCTCACGGGCATCGTGGACGCCTGCGCACAGCTTGCCGCCTGGATCACGGTTCATATCTTTGACCCATTCATAGAGGGCTTCAAGGCCGCATTCGGCATCCATTCCCCGTCCACGGTGATGGCGGAAATGGGCGGTGACATCATATCCGGGCTGTACCAGGGGATCACCGGCACGCTCTCCGGCGTCGCCGGGTGGATCAAGGAGCACATTTTCGACCCGTTCGTGGACGGGTTCAAAAGCATCTTCGGGATCCATTCGCCGTCCACGGTGATGGAAGGGCTGGGGAAGCTTCTCATGGAAGGCCTCCTGGGCGGGATCAAGGGCCTGGAGGAAGACGTGGTGGGCGTATTCGAAGGCCTGGGGGACAGCATCGGAGGGGCCTGGAAAACGATTTCCTCGGCGGCAGAAAAAGCCTGGGAGGGGATCACTGGCACCATCGGCGGGTTTTGGGACTGGCTGACAGGGAAATCCGGGGAGGACTTCCCGGAAATCCAGAAGGACGCAGAGGATGCCTTTGAGGGCGTTGCGTCCTCCGCAGACACCAACTGGGCCAAGACGGCAAAGTCCGCCTCGGCAGGCCTTGGGGGGATGGACACGGCCATCCCGCTGGCCATGGCCAGCGTGCAGAAGACTGTCAGCCAGCAGATGGGTTTTGTCAACAATACCATCAAGGCAAAATGGGAACTCGCCGGCAGCACGGCGCGAAAGGCAATTGAGACAGGCATGGCCCCGGCTGTCCGCAGCAGGCTGGAGGAAATCGCCACGATCTGCAGGGAAAAGGAGAATGACATGGCAGGGGCCTTTGACGGCCTCGGGAGGGACATCCTGAACCACGCGGGGGACCTCTATTCCATTGGGCGGCAGATGGCGGAGGGGATCCGCAGCGGGTTCCTGTCCGTAAAGCTGCCGACGCTCAGCTACCGCATCAGCAGCTACAGCCACCACAAGGTCGGCGGGAAAACGACGTCCACGCCCGTATACACCCCGAACTGGGTATACTATGCCGCCGGAGGCTTCCCCACAGAGGGGGAGATGTTCGTCGCGCGGGAGAGCGGCCCGGAGCTGGTCGGACGGATGGGGAGGAAG